AATAATCTGTCACATTGTCACAAATATATATTTTTATTATTAAAATCAGTTGTTTATTTTGTGACAGATTATCTTGTGACAGATTTTCTTGGCCGCGAATGTGTCACAATCACCCACCATAATAATGGCGAATCAATGAGTTATGTTGTGACACATTTTATTTTAACGTGTGAATGTTCATACGTGTAATTAATACCCCGCGCACCGTCATTATGCGCCCCATCTCTCCCATACAGTGTGCAAAGTTTCCGCGTAGTGCATCCAACGTGCCAGAGTAACTATGTATCTATGAATATTTGTACGTGTGAATATTTATACGTTACACAATGGCGCGTGGAACTTTGGCCGCAATCGCAGCGCGATATAATTTTCAGCTCGGGTTGCGATATGATGGGGGGGTAGGGGGGTGGGGGTTCGCCGTTCGGTTTCGTAATGAGACACCCGCACCACAACTGCGGTACGGAGCGAAATTGCAACTCGACAATCAAATACTTGCACGTATGACTATTCATGTTGAAATCTCGCGGAAACTTCGCTACCCTATAAGAATGGCAAAAAAATCATCGAAACAAATTACAAAGCCGCTGACCGGACAGGAACGCAGGCTCATCGAAGAACTTTCGTCAGGCGCGAGCGTGGCGACTGCGGCGCGGCGCGCGAATTTCAATTTGGAAAGCGCGGCGGGGCTTCTCGCGGATTTATCGAAGAACCCGGCGTTTAAGAAAGCGCTGGACGTTGCGAAGGAAAACGCCGCAAGCGAGTTCATCATCAACGAAGGAACCGTGATGAATGAGCTGGCGAGCATCGCGTTCGCGGACATCATCGACTTCTATGACGAAAAAGGAAACCTGCGGCCCCTCCATGAGATTCCTCCCCACGCGCGGCGAGCTATCGTCGGCATCACCAATAAGATGCTGGGCAGCGGAGAGGACGCGGAGATGGTGACGGAATATAAATTAGCGGATAAACTAACGGCGCTGGACAAGCTCGGCAAGAAACTGAAGCTCTTCAGCGACCAAGGAGGGGATACCAATGTCAACCTTAACATCAGCTATCGACCTACCGACCAACTTGTCGCTCGATTCCTTGAGCTTGTCGGAAAGGCAAGAGCTGTTGGAGCATCACCGGGAATTGAAGCGCCGCGAATCAATCAACAGATTGTGGACGTTCTACCCGAATGAAGGCCCGTACCGCCGCGAGCTGTATCATAAGCACTTGGAGTTTTTCGCCGCAGGCTCGAAGTTCGATGAGCGCTGCTTCATGGGCGGCAACCGAACCGGCAAAACCATCTGCGGTTCCTACGAAACAACGCTTCACCTGACCGGCGAGTACCCCGACTGGTGGGAAGGTGTGCGCTTCGACTTTCCCATCGAAGCGTGGGCGGCGGGTAAAACCACGGAAACCACGCGCGACATCGTGCAGGCCAAGCTGTTTGGAGACCTGATACACGAAGAAGGGCGCAAGCGTTTCACCGGCACCGGCATGATTCCGCTCTCCCACATCGGAGACTTGACGTGGAAGCCGGGTCTGCCCGACCTGTGCGACATCGCCAAGGTGAAACACGTGAGCGGCGGCTGGTCGAAGCTCGGCATGAAAACCTACCAGCAGGGGCGCGGGTCGTTCGAGGGAACGGAAAAGCAATGGATTTGGTTCGATGAGGAGCCGGACATCGAATGTTATGAGGAAGCGAGGATGCGTAACATGACCGTCAACGGCCATACGGTGGTGACGTTTACGCCGCTCGAAGGCATGAGCGAGGTGGTTATGTCGTTCTTGAATATCAAACCCGAAGAGCCGATGCCTACGGCGGAGGACTTTTTTTAATGAGCGAAGAAAAGAAAGCGCCGCGTAAGCGCAAACCGAAAGTGGTCAAGTTGCCGCGCATGTACCAGACGCGGATGCCGTTCGACGGCGGCGAGCTTATCGTGTACTGCGTGAAACCCATCACCATCGCCAACCTTAATTGGGTGCTTGACCAGTTTAAGCGCGAGCTGCTGGAAGGGACGCCCCCATGAAAAACTGGTTTAGCTTACAGCCGAAGGAAGAAGCGCTCAGGAAGATGAACCGCGAGCAATACTATGCGTGCATGAGCTGGTGCCGCATGATGCGCCGGATGCTTATCGACCACTTGCCGGAAGATTATCTTGAGCGCCAGATGCTCGAAGTGATGATGTACGGGCAACACACAATGGAGATTCGCCATGACAAAGTTCGTAGTGCGTAGCACGTGGGAAGATGCGCCGCATCTTACCGACGACCAAAAGAAGAACCTGATGAGTTCGATGCGGCCCCACCAGCGCAACGCGCGTATGAAAGGCGTGCCGGTGCTGGGCGCTGGCGCAATCTACCCGGTCGATGAGGAGAGCATCAAGTGCGCGCCGTTCCAGTTGCCATCGCACTGGCCGAAGGTGTACGCGCTTGACGTGGGCTGGAATCGCACCGCAGCAATTTGGGGTGCGTGGGATAAAGAGAGCGATGTCGTCTATCTCTACAGCGAGCATTACCTGTCGGAAGAGAAGCCTCCTGTTCACGCCGCGTCGATTAAGGCGCGCGGGTCGTGGATGCTCGGCGTGGTTGACCCGGCATCGCGTGGCCGCAGCCAAGAGGACGGCGCGCGGTTGTATAATCGCTATGTCGTTGACTTGGGACTGAAGCTCACGTATGCAGATAATTCTGTTGAAGCCGGTCTCGATAAAGTGTGGGACAGGTTATCGTCCGGGCGGCTGAAAGTTTTCAGCAACCTGTCGAACTGGTTCTACGAGTTCCGCCTCTACCGGCGCGACGAGAAAGGCAAGATTGTTAAAAAAGACGACCACTTGATGGACGCCACGCGCTATTTAATTATGTCCGGGCTGGACGTTGCAATGCCCACTCCCGGCTCGTTTGGCAACCGCGCGATGGCTCCGTCGAACCACCAGACGGACTGGAATCCTATCGACCAGCTTGTCAAGGAAAATAAAATGCACTAAGATAGAAAAATATCATCGCGCCGCCACGCGATACTTTCAACTAGGGAGGGGTGTCTCATGGGCGGCGTTATTCGTGAAATTACCGGAACAACCGGCAAAGATATTGCAGCGCAAACTCCGCCGCCTCCGCCTCCCGCACCTCCTCCGCCTAATCCTCAGACGCAAGCCGCGCAGAATATGACGAGCGCAGCGTCAGCATCGCAGCGCCGTGGCGCGGCGGCGGCTGGCTCCGGCATGGGCGGCACGCTTCTTACGGGAGGTCAGGGTCTCACACAACCGGCAACGACTTCGCAAAAATCCCTGCTGGGGAGCTAGTTCATGCCCAGCTTGCTCGAAGCAGCAAAACCCATTGTACCTTCGATGGTTGACCTGAAGAAACAGGACGGCGACGACCTGTTTTGGATTTCCCATCGCCAGATGCTTCAGCAGAAGTTATCGACCTTCGACCAGTACCGCCTGTCGTGGTGGGTGCATTGGGCGCGCCTCGCTGAATATTTTCTCCCGCGCCGTTACCACTGGCTGGTCGTAGCCAACCGCACCGACCGGGGCTTCCCCATCAATCAGAACATCATCGACGCGACACCCGTTGTCGCCGCGCGCACGCTCGCTTCCGGCCTGATGTCCGGCCTCACCTCGCCTACCCGCCCTTGGTTCCGTCTCGCTGTCCCCGACCCGCAGCTCATGGAGAACCACAACGTCAAGGTCTGGCTCGATGAGGTGCAGCGCCGCCTGATGACCATCATGGCGCGCTCGAACTTTTACGATTCGCTGGCGCAGATGTACTACGACTTGGTGGTGTTCGGCACCGCGCCCATCATCATTTACGAGGACGCGGAAACCGTGGTGCGCTGCTACAATCCGTGCGCCGGGGAATATTACAACGGCTTGGACGGCACGCTGCGCGTCGATACGCTTGGCCGCAAGTTCACCCTGACCATCAACCAGATGGCCGATATGTTCGGGGAAGATAATCTCGATGACAATATGCAGCAGGCGTACAAAGCTGGCGGCGGTCAGGCGGAACGCGAGTACGTTGTCGCCCACATGATTGAGCCGAATCGCATGGTGCAGGCCAAGGGCCAGCAGGA